TTAAAGGATTTCTTAATGATAAAGAAGCTAAAATCTCTTTAGCTAAATTTCTTAGAGCTAATATTGGATTTACAACAGAACTTATTAGTGGAGTTAAGTTAGCTCCATATCAAGAGCTGCATCTTAAAGCTTTAATGAATAGAAATTTTAACATGTGCGTGTTTGGCCGTGGTTGCGGTAAGTCATTTATGGCAGCAGTATTTTGTTTTCTTCAATGTGTATTTGAACCTAATACTAAAATCTTAATTGCTGGTCCAACATTTAGAACTGCGCGTTTTATTTTTAATAACTTAGAAAAAATTGTAGACAGCAAAGGCGCAGAACTACTTGCTCAATGTTTTGGTGCTAAAGCTAAAAGAAACGATCAATTTGAATGGCAAATTAATGGTGGAAGCATCGTTGCTATTCCTCTTAATGGTGAAAAGATTCGAGGATTTCGAGCAAACATTCTAGTCCTTGACGAGTTTCTTTTGCTTCCAGAAGAAATTATTAAAAATGTATTGATGCCATTCTTGGTTGCTCCACAAAATATGAAAGAGCGTATGGAAATTAGAGAATTAGAGGATAAACTTATAGCAGACGGCTTAATGAAAGAAGATGAGAGAATGGTTTTTGAAAATACTAGTAAAATGATTGCACTTTCATCTGCAAGTTATACTTTTGAAAATCTTTATAAGACTTATAAAGAATGGTCTGAAAAAATTGAATCAAAAGAAAAACAAGAAGCCACATATTTTGTAAGTCAAATGAGTTACGAAGCTCTTCCAGAAGAAATGATTGATAAAACAATTATCGAAGAAGCTCAAGCTGGTGGATTTAGTCATAGTAGTTTTATGAGAGAATATTGCGCTCGATTTACAGATGGCAGTGATAGTTATTTTAATGCAAAGAAAATGGAAGATTGTACTTTACCATTAGGAGAAGCTCCTCATACTTTATTAAGAGGAGATCCAAAGAAAAAATATATTCTTGGCATCGATCCTAATATGAGTGATAGTCCAAATGCGGATTATTTTGCTATGGCTATTTTAGAAGTAGATGACGAAACAGGACAAGGCACATTAGTTCATACTTATGCTGGTTTAGGTAATTTAAAAAATCACGTTGCATATTTATATTATATATTAAGTAATTTTAATATCATTTTAATGATTATAGATAATGCAGGAGCAGATGTTTTCTTGTCAGCTTGTAATCAATCAGAATTATTTAAAAAAGATAAACTTGAAATTAAAACATTTGATTTTGATAGTGATTTAGAAGGCGTTGATTATGATCTTATGGTAAAGAATGCTAGAAAAAAATATAATATAGAAGATAAAAAAATAGCTTTTAACCAAGTATTTACAAGTTCATTTATTCGTAAAGCTAACGAACATTTACAAGCTTGTATTGATTATAAGAAAATATGGTTTGCTAGTAAAACTGGAGCATATGAATCTTTCTTTAATACAGTATTAAATCAAGGAGCAGCAAATCTAGATTTAATTAGAGGCGAAGATAAAAAAGATTGGACTACATTAGATTTTATTGAAAATCAAGATGATTATATATATCAGACTAAAAAACAATGTGCTCTAGTTGAACACTCTAGTACTAGCCGTGGTACTCAAAGCTTTGATTTACCACAACACCTTAAAAGAAGCTCTTCTGCCAATAAAGCTAGAAAAGATAATTATTCAGCACTTATGTTAGCAAATTGGGCCTTAAAATGCTATAATGATATGATGAAAGAACCAGAAACTGTCGAAAGTCCAACTTTTTCGCCTATAATGATTAAATAAAGGTGTAATAATCCACGTAAAATGGCCAAAAAAATTAAAAAACAAGAAAAAACAGCTAAAGCAGCTGATGTTCAACCTTATATGGTATCTGAATCTTCTTATAAAGAAAGTAAGGCTTCTACTAGCTCAGGGTCTAATGGAGTTAGGAGAAATGCTGCTAGTACAATTATAAGAACAGATAGATATAAGAATATTGATGATGGTATTATCCCATTCAGATATTCTACTGGCATTAAAAATGATTCTAATTTAAATATTAGAGACGCAGTTATTCTTTGCCAAAAAGCATATTATAATTTTGCTATTTTCAGAAACACAATCGACTTGATGACAGAGTTTTCTTGTAGTGATATTTACTTTACTGGTGGCAGCTCCAAATCTAGAACATTTTTTGAATCATTATTTAGAAAAATAAACATTAATGATCTTCAAGATAAATTTTTTCGTGAATATTATCGTAGTGGCAATGTATTCATTTATAGATTTGATACTAAAATTTCAGAAGAAGATGTATCTAAAATTACTCAAACATTTGGATTAGCAACCACTAAAGCTGCAGTTAATTTACCATCTAAATATATTATACTTAACCCAGCAGATATTCAAATCGCTGGAACAATTAATTTTTCTCAAAGAAAATATTACAAACTACTAAGTGATTACGAACTTGAAAGATTAAAGTCTCCAAAAACTGATGAAGATAAAGAAGTTTTACAAAGTCTTCCACCAGAGACAAGAAAACTTATTCAACAAAAGACTATTGGAATTTTAACTTTGCCACTTGATGCAGATCGAATTGCAGCAGTATTTTATAAAAAACAAGATTACGAGCCATTTTCAGTTCCAATGGGATTTCCAGTTTTAGAAGATATCAATTGGAAAGCTGAAATGAAAAAAATGGACATGGCAGTAGCTAGAACTATGCAACAAGCTATTCTCCTTGTGACAATGGGAACAGATCCAGAAAAAGGAGGAGTCAATCAAAAAAATCTTGAATCAATGCAACAACTTTTTGCAAATCAAAGCGTGGGTAGAGTTTTAATTGCTGATTATACAACCAAAGCTGAATTTGTAATTCCTAATATTGGAAATTTAATAGGACCAGAAAAATATCAAGTTGTAGATAGAGATATTCAAATTGGTTTAAATAATATTCTTATTGGTGATGAAAAATTTGCTAATACAAGTATTAAAGTGCAAGTATTTATTGAAAGATTAAAACAAGCTCGTCAAGCATTTATTAATGAATTTTTAGTACCAGAAATTCGTAGAATGAGTAAAGAACTTGGATTTAAAAATTATCCAATGCCAAATTTTGAAGATATTGATCTTAAAGATGATATTCAATATTCTAGGGTTTATACTCGTCTAGTTGAATTAGGTGTTCTTACTCCAGAAGAAGGCATTAGAGCAATTGAAACTGGTCGCCTTCCAAATGCAGAAGAGTCTACTGAAGCTCAACAAAAATTTAAAGATCTAAAAGATCAAGGATTTTATCAACCACTTATTGGTGGTGCAAAACTTCCAGACAGCGCAGGAAGACCAGCTGGTTCTGGAACTCCACAATCAACTAAAAATGTTTCTCCAATTGGCCAAGGCAAACAATCTAAAGCTAACGAAGATAAGTTTAGCCTTTCTAAAGTAAAAGAAAATCTTGTTCTTGCTCAAAAACTAGAAGAAGAAGTATCGTCTGCTCTTCGTAAAAAACACAATCTTAAAAAATTAAGCTACAACCAAAAAGAAGTAGCAGAACAAATTAGTAAAATTATTATAGCAAATGAAACTCCAGAAAATTGGGTTTCTAAAATAGAAGATTATATTAAACAACCAGTTGATCAAAATCAAGAAGTTGTTGCTAGCGTAAATTCTATTGCTTATGATCATCAAGTTGATAGTTATCTTGCAAGTATTCTTTATCATAGTAAGGTAAAATAATATGCCAAATTATATCAGAGTAAAGCAAATCAATCCAAATGAATTAAGTGGTTTTTTTGTAGACTCTATATCTTCAGAAAGTGGATTACTTTTAGATTTAGCAGAGCAAGCTGCATTAAATATTTTTTCTAGTGGAACTGTACTTTTAACAGGAAATCAAACAATTAGTGGAGTTAAAACTTTTGCGACAGGAATAATTGCTCCAAATTTAATTTACAATACTGGAAACCAAACTATTTCTGGAAACAAAACTTTCGCTAATAATTTAAACGTTTCTGGCGATCTAACAGTAGCTGGTACTCTAAGATATAACGAAATAATTGACACAACAGTTACAGGAAATATTAGTGGTTATACTGGTATATTTCAACAAGTTTATGCTAATAATTTAGTCTATAATACTGGCAATCAAACAATAAGCGGCCAGAAATGGTTTGTTTATGATGATCCACGTGTGACTCAATATGGTTATAATAATAATTATGCAAATTTAGTAATTGCAGAAGGATATGGACCAGCTGTTCCAAAATTTAAAGCGTTAACAGAGTATAGACCTTATACTTTTGGTCAACCAAGTTATTATTATAGTGGAATAGGTTCGACAACAGGAGAAGTCCAAATATATTTTGATACTGGAGACAGTAGATGGAAATACTACTATGGTGGTTTAAGTGCTGCATTTTTTATAGCTAAATCTCCCGTTGTAACTCCAGGTGGATTTGAAGCAGATTTTCCACTTAAAGGATGGACAGATAATTTAAATCAAATTGTAGATATAAAATTCTCAGCGCAAGTTACGCACAATGAATCTCACGCTTCTGGCGAAAGAGATGCTCTTGATCCAAATTCGATTGGCGCAGTTGCATTAACAGGAAATCAATCAATTTTTGGAATAAAAACTTTTTCTTCTAGACCAACAATAAACAATACAGGAGTTTTTTTAAGTGGAGAAAGTATTCTAGCTAATCAAATATCAAATAGTAGTTCAGCAGGACAAATTTTACTAACTGGCACAGTGCAAACGCAAAGAGATGCTTTATCCATTTTCCCTAGTTACAGCAATTATAGAGATCTTGTTCTTAATGGCCCTAAACAAACAAGCAGAATTTATACAACAACAGATAATTTCAGAACCTACGTATGGGTCCCAAGTCAAAGTCAATACATCGAAGCGTCTCCATCGAATTTATTTATAAATCCTGTTGTTAATAGTGATTTTAGCAATTTAAATGGGCTCACAGGTCAACCACCCGAATGGTGGAGTGGCGTGGCAACTGGTTGGTCTGGAGTTAATAACCCTTATACTATTTATAGTGGCTTAGGAACTAATAATTATGTAGCTAATGTGGCAGCACTGGCGACAGGTCCTTCTGGTAATTCTTTTCGTCAAAATTTAGGAAGATTACCAATAACATCAGATGTTAAATTAACATTTACTTTATTGAATTCTTTTCCAGCTTTTGGTACTCCAACTTTAAATGCAGCAATATATGATTCAAATTATAATGATCTTGCTACAGGTTCATATACTACAGCAACTAGCGGTACATTTACATTAACTGGAAATTCAATTCCAGCAAATACTAATATTATTATAGGATTTTGGGCGACTGCAGGTAATCCAGCTTTAGACAATGTATTTATTGAAAATACTTATACTAACGTTGCTTCTGTTCAAGATATACTTAATCTAAGTGGAGTTTCAGTATTAACATTTGGAAATCAAACTATCTCTGGAATTAAAACTTTTGCTAATGGATCTAATCAAATTTTAAATACCACATATTCAACTCTAACTGGACTAAAAGCAACCAGCGGATTATTGAGTGGTCAACTATATAGAATTTCAGATTTTGTTCTTAAATGGAACAATCAATCAATCAATGATCAAACAGTAAAAACGGCAGTTTCTGGTGAACCTCTTATTGTTACTGCGCTTTCGAATAATAAAATATATCACATAGCTCAATCAGAAACTTATCCTCAAGATACAATTTATTATAATATAGATGCAAGTGGATCTTATTCTTGGGGAACTATTAACAATAATGCAAGTATACCAGACTTTAAAGGTTGGATTTATAGAAGAGTAGATAATCTTCTAGATATTGATATTGCTTATGATTGGAGAAATATTACTGTTAATTGCTGCAAACCAGATGTTAGTTCTGTGCCAAATTATTCTGGTAATTATCAATACTCTAGATTAAATTTTGTTAAAGAAACTGGTAATAATAGCAATCGCGGCAAGTTATATTATTCAGTTGTCACAGGTAATAGCGGAAATGCTTTAGATAATAATAATTTTTGGCTTCCAGTGTCAGATTTTGTTGAAAGCGGGACTTTTTTTAGCACAGATGAAAGTTATGGATTTAGAGCACTTTATGATGATTCTTATGGGGATTATAGAATAAATTTACCAACTTTAACCTCTTCAAGAATTCAACAACCAACTTTTACTTCTACTCTTACTGGATTAGGGACTTTTACTTTAAATAATGTTAAAAATATAAAAATAAAAGGTGGTTATAGCAATGTAATAATTGCCAACAATTTTTACTCTAATACAATTGGCGACAGTTTTAACAACAACACAATTAACAGTAATTTTTACATTAACACAATTGAAAACAATTTCAACGCTAACGTAATTGGCGGCAATTTTGCGAGTAATGAAATTGCCACCAGTTTTTACTTAAATACAATTAGCAATAATTTTGTCTCTAACATAATTAACAGAAATTTCGCCAGGAACACAATTACAGATAATTTTGTTTATAACATGACTAGCAATAATTTCACCTCTAACACAGTTGGAAGTAGTTTCAATAGTAACGTAATTGGAAACAATTTTGACAGTAACATAATTGGAAACAGTTTTAATTCTAACACTATAGCAAACTATTTTAACAGCAATAATATAGGAAGTTTTTTTGGCAATAACACCATAGGAAACATTTTTGAGGGTAACACGATAGGATATGGTTTTGCACTTAACACTAGTGAAGATAATATTAACGGCATAGATTTTACATCATCAACTCATGTGTATTCTGGATATAGTACAACACTATTTAAAAATGCAGCACTATCTCAGAGGTTAAGATATTTTAACAGTAGCGATCAATTAGTAATAACTGATCCAACAGCATAAACTTATGAAAAACATATTTAATTGCGTTAAAAATAACTTCAAATTACATAGTGTAATACAAGATAAGAAAACTCAATTAGAGAACCAATAATATGCCAACAACAGTCCACATAACAGATCAAGGCAATCAAACTATCTCTGGAAACAAAATATTTGATGATAGTATAATTTTCTCTTCTGGTGTTACATTTCTAAGAAATGCAGGAACAGCAGATACCGATATAGATTTATTAAGTAGACCATTTTTAAATAGCAGAGTTTCAATAGGAACTGATACTGGAATTTTAGGGCAATCAATAAATACATTAAACAACGAAAGAGAAATAAAAATTTGGGAAACTGGTGGCGCAGTTACAGCAGTAGGTTATGGTCCATACATTAGAATTGGTAGATCTGGAGTATTAATATCTGAAAAAACTGAAAGTAAAGTTGGTGTTGGAACATTATTCCCAACAGAAAAAGTCCACATTAGCGGAGGCAACTTAAAAGTCGAAGGAAATGCAATCGCTCAAACAGGTTCTTTTAATACCATTTCAATAACAAATAAAAAAATATCATCTTATAATTACTCTACTGGTAATTTTATTTTTGGAGATAATTATATTAATATAACAAACAGCTCAACTAACATAACAGGCACTTTGCCTAGTGGAATAACTTCTGGCATAAATTATTATGTTAAAAATTTAAATACTGGAATATTGTTGATAACAGGATCTGGTCAAAGAACTATAGATGGATTTTCTACTGTTAATCTTTATAGGAACGAGAGTTTGCAACTCTTGGGTGTAAATAATGTAGGTTATACAGGATGGGTAACCTTTAGTGCAGATAATGGAGTAAGTTAAAATGGCAGATATATTAAATAAATTAAATAGCGCCAATTATGTTACCGTTAAAGTAACAGACAACGCTATAACTAATGGCAACAATCTTCTAGCAGCTTACGCTCTTGCAAAAACAGTAACTCCTAACGCTATCGCTTTATCAACTAGTAATAGATTAGCTGTTATTTTACCAGCAGCAACTTATGATCTTGGAACTCAAAGTTTAATTCTTGATACTCAATATATTGATATAGTTGGCTCTACTTCAGATAGAAGCAAACATTATATCACGAGCAATCTTGGAGCAGCAAACAGAGGCACAGTTCAACAAACTGCAAATGATGTTAAATTATATAATCTAACAATAGAAAATAGTAATACAACTTATTCCCCCGCTTACAGTAGTACTGACCCAGCAGCTTATTTTCCAAGTACTAATTTAAATTTAACATATGTAGAAAATGTATTATTTACTTCTAATTCAACTAATGTTTGGAGCATGAGGATGGTAATAGAGTATAGTGGAACTTTTATAGATTGCATTGGTGGAATTAATTCGTTTAGCGGTGGACTTGGAACTGCAAGCGGAACTTTCACAAATTGCACTGGAGGACTTGAATCCTTTGGCTCATATGGAACTGCAAATGGAAATTTCATAAATTGCACTGGAGGAATTGGTTCATTTGGTGGAAGTGGTGGAGCTGCAAGTGGAACTTTTAAAGATTGTACTGGTGGAGACTATTCATTTGGTGGAGAACCAGGTGGAAGTGCAAATGGAAACTTTACAAACTGCACTGGAGGAATTAATTCATTTGGCGGAACCGTAAACGCAGGTGGGACTTTTACAAACTGCACTGGAGGAATTGGTTCATTTGGTGGAAGTGGTGGAGCTGCAAGTGGAACTTTTAAAGATTGTACTGGAGGAATTGGTTCATTTGGTGGAAATGGTGGAACTGCAAGTGGAACTTTTAAAGATTGTACTGGTGGAGACTATTCATTTGGTGGAAATGGTGGAACTGCAAGTGGTACTTTTACAAATTGCTCTGGTGGAGACTATTCATTTGGTGGCGCTATCTCTTCCACAGCAGTTTTAACAAACTGCACTGGCGGAGATTATTCGTTTGCTAGCGGTGGCGCTATTAACGGAACTTTAACAAACTGCACTGGAGGAATTGGTTCATTTAACCTATAATATATCAAAATGAGCAATCAAATTTTTCATTACTCCAACACAGGCATATCATCTGGTCAAAGATTTTATCTTAAAGATGATGTTAGTGGAATATTCTTAACAAATCTTGATTTAAATATTAATGGAAGTAAAGTTAATCCACATCCACCAGAATTTCCAGCTTGGACAGGTATAAGAAGATATTCACCGTTATCTTTAGAAAGCGTTACAAGCACAGCTCCTCTTTCTGGATATATAACTTACTTTCCTTTTTTAATTAAAAAAAATGTAACCAATCCTGTAGCTTGCGTAGAGATGACAATTTATTCGACTCATGATCCAAAAATTAATATAGGTATATATTCTGGACATTATGGTTTTGAAAACGCCAGATTAATTGCATCTGGATCAATAACAGGTCGTATTGATTATACTGGTATTTATAGAACAACATTAAATGGAAATTTTTCTCAAGGTCCTTATATTGTTGCTTCTGTACTTCAGACAGGTCAAGGGTCAACTTTTAGGGTTGCTGGATCTCAAGGTATTAGAGATCATTTTGGCATAAATACTGGTAATCTTGTTCTTCATGGAGTAAATAGTACTTTCGAAAGTAATACGATTTATGAGACTGGTAGTTTTAATAATGATTTAAAAACTAATATAGGAACAGGCATTTGGAATAGTAATTCAATATCCTTGGGTCCAATAGTATTCTTAGAATATTAATTTATTAGATTTTAAATATTTTTTCTTTTATAATAATGTGTAATATCTTATGAAAACTATGCTATCTAAAATATTTGGCCCAAATTGGAGATCTAGCTCATCTGGCGTTATAACAGTTGTAGCAGTTACCACAGCAATAGCAATTCACTCTGATCCAACATTAATACATTTTCTTCCAGATATTGCACAAGAATATATCAATGGCATAGCAAGATTAGTAGCAGTTGTTTCTGGTATCATTTTTGCGCTAACAGTAAAAGATGCAGCAGTTACTGGTGGAACAGTAGGTCAAACGATTGAAGCAAAAATAAGAAATGGAGAAAATATATGAATAAATTACAATTAGCCGCAGTTGCTCTTTTGAGCGTATTTTTTGTTGGTTGTGCTACAACCAATACTGGAAAAGTTGATGTTGCAACAAGTGTTGAAAATACTCTTCCTTATGTTAAGCCAGCAGTAGTATTAGCTTGCACTGTTGTTCTCGATCAAGCAGTTTCTGGTAATGATAGAATTGAAAAAGCTAAGATGATTAATCATGTTGCAGCAATTGTAGAAGGATTAACAGCTGGAAATACTCCAACTCCAGAGCAACTTCAAAAAGCTCTTAATGATTATCTTCCAGCAGAAAAAACTCATTGGGCGAATTATGTTACTGTAATCAAAGATCTTTATGCTCAACAATTTGCTAGACTAGATGGAAATGGTGCTCTTGCAGTAAAGGTACTTAACGCTATTGCATCTGGATGTAAAGATGCCACAGCAAGTTACGTAGAGTAATTATGCCAACTGGAATACTCCAAGCTTTACTCTCAGCAGTATCTGGAATATTCGCAGCAATCAATAATGTATTCGGTGCTAAGAATACAAAAGAAATGAAAGAGCGCCAAGAAGCTCAAAAAGAAGTTGATCATCAAAGTGGAATCGAAAATGCAGTAAAGGAAAAAGACCTTGAACAAGCTCGCAAGCATATTAGTTCTTAATTTTCTTCTTGTTGGTTGTGCTACTGTGACACCAAATAAAATACAAGATGACAAATCATCTTATGATGCAACTACCCCAAAGCAATATGATAAAGATAATGGTGGATTAATTTGTTTTGTTGGTGATGACGCACTTATTACTCGTCAAGCGCGCGAACGATATAATAATCTAATTAAAATGTATAGAATTAAATTCAAAAAAGAAAAAGCAATTGATCTAACTGAAGATTCTGGAATAACTCCTTACAAGGATAATTTTGGCAATGAATTATTTCTTATTAGTAGTGAACATCTTGTTTATTTTGGTGTTATGAACTCTTGGCTAAAAGAAAAAGTACCTCAAGACAATATACTAGACAAGACCATAGATAAAATAAATAATTAAAAAATAAAATGGGTAAGTTACAAATAACAGAAGGAAAAAGTTTATTAGTTTCAAATAGTGGCGATCCAGTTACCGATGGAATTTATGTATTACAAAAAAATTTAATTAATAATAGAAGATGGTATTTAAAAGATAATATAAGCCCAACGGTAGATGTTGCAATTGCATGGAGCCCACTTGATGATGCTTGGATTTTATACCTTATTGGACTGCCTTTTACTTTAGCTTATTCAAATAATGCAAGTTTAAATCCTTGGGAAAGTACTTGGGATAATGGTATGAATGTTGATGCTATTATTTTAACAAATAATAAAATTTCTATTAAAAAACAAAATCTTGGTGGTGGAAAAATAAATTTAAAAAAATCTTAATAAACTATGCTATCAAAAAAATCCTTAGATCTTATTCTTGAATTTGAAGTTGGCGGTGGCGAAAATTATTATAATAAATTTTTAAAAAATCCAGCTTGGCCCGAGGGTCAAAGCGGAGTTACAATTGGTGTTGGTTATGATTTGGGTTATGTAAATAAAACAGAATTTAGCGAAGATTGGAAAGATCTACCTAAAGAAACTTTTGATAGATTATATAAAGTAGTTGGTATCAAAGGATACAATGCTAAGAATCTTATTAGAGGATTAAAAGATATAACTATTCCTTGGGATCTTGCACTAAAAGTATTCAATAATAAAACAGTAACTAAATTCTATAATTTAACACAACAAACTTTTCCTAATTTTGATAATCTTCCAGAAGATGCAAAAGGTGGATTAGTTAGTCTTGTATTTAATAGAGGAGCAGCTTTAGAAGGTGATCGTCGCCGCGAAATGAAATTAATTAGAGATGGTATGAAATTAGTATCTACTTTTGATCAAAAAGCATTAACCTTTATAGCTAATCAAATAAGAAATATGAAAAGAATATGGATTGGTGGAAGCATAGAAAAAGGCATGAATCGTAGACGAGATGCTGAAGCTAAATTAATAGAAGATTCACTAAAAGTGTAATAGTATTTGTGAAAAAACTAATATTAATATTGCCTTTGTTATTTTTAGTTAGCTGTTCAGAACCAAATTTTGATAGTAGAGAATTACCCACAAAATATCCAGAAACTCCAACTATGGGCTCTGCTAATGATGTGTCTAAAGAATTATATAAGAAATGAATATAAAAATAGGCAAAGGTGGAAGTGGTAAGATTAATTCTACTAAAAGTGGCGGTGGAAAATTAAATGAAAAAAAATACATAGATCTTTTACCACCAACTTTTATAAGCAAAGTTACATTATCTGGTGGAACATATAGTAATGGAATCTATACTAGAAATTCTGGTGGAACAACAACTTTTGATGGTCCAGATGGTAAAACTATAGTATGGTTAGGTTCTGTATGGTATGCTTATGATCCTTTATATACAGGAGGAGAAGATCCAACCTACTCATCATTCAATCTAATAACTTGGCTTGAAGAAGGTGATTCTACAGTTCCTACGTCTGTGCTAGAAAATTCTTTAACTTTTCTTTTTGATCCAGTTTTTTATAAAAGTCAAATACAAAATGAAAGATATAAGATTTTATTACAAGGTTGTTCTTTAAATTATGTAAATGGAATATATAGTTTAAGTTTAGATGTGGGACTCTATAATGGTCGTGGATATTATATAAAAGATGATGATCAAGCTATGGTTATCTACTATGAAGCAGGAAATTGGTATATTTATGATAGCGATGAAAGAGACTATACTAGTCTATTTTATAAAATTGAGGGAGGAGGAAATGCAGGAACTAGACCATTTGCGTTAGATTGGTCAACTCCAGATGGTGGAGATGCTTATAACGATGGTCAAACTCCACCAGCAATGGGTGAGTATTTAAATCAACAATATAAATTTGGCGCAAGACTAGATCCTGCTTTTCTAGAACAAATTCGAGATTATCAAATAGATAATACTGTTCCAAATCAAGGAGTTAATCCACTTTCTCCGCAACATATTGTTGGTGCAGCTTTTAATACAAAAAAAGGTGAAATAAAAAATAATACATTTTCATATATAAAATATTCTGATAACAGCGATGTTGAAGGTAAAAAATTAAATAAATATTATAATCAGAGTGTTAATGGTATAAATCCACCAGTAGATAGCAAATGGCCATTATTAAAAATAAATAGAAATGATATTCAAAATATTTTTTCTATTGGACAAAATACATTTTCTACATTAAATATGTTCGTAAGATTACAGCGGCCAGTTTCTCATAAAAATCCAAATACTGGTTATATTGTGAGAGAAAAAAGAGGAATTTTTTGCACTTCAAGGTCTCAAAATAATACTCCATTTTCTATAGGATATCGTTCTCCATATTATAATATAGTTGGAAGACCTAGCTATAAAAGTGTTTTTAATAATTTTAGTTTTGTTTTTAGTTTTGGTCATTTTGGTTATAGTGAAACTTTTAATAGACCAATTTCTTTTAATCTTATGACAGATTATAAATTTAATTTTGGCGAGATGTATATGTTAACAATTAGATCCAATGATACTTATATAGAAATTTATATAAATGGTGAACTTCAAAGTATTGCATTAGCGCCTTCTAATCCTCTTGTTAATCCGAGTTATGATGATCAGTTCGATGAACTACTTATTGATGGAGGAGATTATGGGAATGGATATTATACCCGTGTCGCAGGAGGTACAACAACTTTTGATGGACCAGATGGAAAATACATTGAATGGGCAGGATCTTTTTGGTATCTTTGGGATCCAGCAGATCCAGAATATTCCAATGGTGTACCTTCATATGGTTCATTTGATTTAATTACATGGTTTGTAGAAGGAGCGATTAATCCACCTAATGGTACTTTCACTAGAAAAATACAATATAGAAAACTTTATAAAGATCGTCGTGATGAGATACCTCTTGGTCCAGGTTTTTATAAAAAAGATGGAACAATCTATCCTCATACAAATACACAATTCTATTTTAATAATACTTTCAATTTTAATTATTTAATATTCGGTAAATCAGCTTTATCTCATGGAATAAGACTTTTTAATTCAAAAAAGAAAAGAAGATACCTCAACAATTTAGATATTGGTGTAATTAATTCATACAACACTGCTCTTTCTCAAGCTGAAATTTCTCAGATTTATAATAATTTTAGATATAGATATATCTAATGAAATACTTGATCCGTTGCGACGGGTTTATAGATGCAACCAAGCGTGGTAAAAAAGATTAGCATAATGTTCTATCCGTTATGTTAATTTATATAAAATAATTAAAATTAATTAAAAATCTTCTCTCTATAGGTGTATAATATATATAGAATGAATTATAATTCTGAACAATATGGCTTTGAATCAAACGCCAAAAGAAAAGGCCCAAAGTCTGCTGCCCAAACTCCAGCAAAACCATCTGAAAGACGCAAAGGCTCATCTAAAAATAAACCTGGCAGCGCAGGAACAAAAAGTGATAAAGCTATTGAATTTTCTAAAAAAGTAGTAGAAGCTCTTAAAAATAAAGTTAAAGAACATAATAGTAAAAATAAAAAGAAAGTAACTCTTGGCCAATTAAAAAAAGTATATCGTCGTGGCGCAGGTGCATTTTCTTCTTCTCACAGACCAGGAATGACTAGAGGCGGTTGGGCTATGGCACGCGTAAATATGTTTTTAAAAATGGTACGAGGTGGCAAAGTAAAAGATTCTTATAGAAAAGCTGATAGTGATATTGCAAGAGCCTCAGTTTCTGACTATGAAGTAGAAGCTAATTTTGAACCAGACGATGAAGATTTTGCTCAAGCAGAAGAAGATTTAAAAAATTATGATTTAAATGATTTTGAATTTAATGATATTAATGAATTATATCTCGATGATGAAGAAGATGGTGTAATCTATGGATTCGATATAGATAAAATATAATTATGAAAAAACAAACAAAATTTTTAAGTACATTTGCTAATATTAAAATTAGACCAGTTGTTAGTGAAGAGAAAGATAAGTACCTTTCAGTTGCTTCACTTGAAAAATTAAAGAAATTTTTGCCAGATATTAACACAGAAGATAATATTGATCTTCTTCCTGTCGCTTTTGATGCTTGTGTTGTTAATAGAGTTAATAAAAATGGCGATGTTATAGATGGCGAAACTGCTGCTAAGATTTCTAAAAATTTTGTTAATAAGCCAATTAATGTAGAACACAATAGAAATCAAGTAATTGGATGCATATTATCTGCTAGCTTTAGTAAATTTGGCAGCAATGAAAGTCTTGCTGAATTAGATGTTAAAGAAATGAAAACTCCATTTAATATCACACTTGGTGGCGTTATTTGGAAAGTTGTTAATAAAGAATTAGCAGATCAAATTGAAGAGAGCAACGATCCTACTAGCAATAATTATATGAGTATAAGTGCTAGTTGGGAGCTTGGATTTAATGAATATAATATAGTAGTTCTTGATGAAAACGAGAAAAACATAGAAAATGGCAAGTTTATAACTGATGAAAAAGAGATCGAAAAGATGGAAAGCTCATTAAGAAGCTTTGGTGGAAGTGGCAAAATTTCAAGTAATAAGTACGTTTATAGACAAGTCTTGGGTAAAGTTGTC